CGGATCGCCGTGTCAGACCAGCGGGTCGAGCCGACCGCGTCCATGTACTCGCGGGTCTGTTCAATCAAATTGGCGACACTGACGCTGGGCATACCCGCTCCTACGCTAAAGACGAAAGACGCACGTTAGCTGACCTTACGAGGACGCCCACGCTTGCGAGGCGCATCCATGACACTGGACGGGTCCGACCGATCCAGCACCTCGCCAATGGCGGAATCCAGCGCCTGCTGAATATTGCCAGTATTCCAGTTCTCCATCGCGTCCGACATCCGCTGGATGTCTTCGCGGGGGAACGTGCGGAACGTGCGCTCCAGATACGGGGCCGCTTCGTCCGGGCCGCAGCTCATCGGGAGGTAGCCGATGATGTCAAAGGTGTCACTCGGGTGCGTCAGCCCCTGCTGCACATATCGCCAGCGGGCGTCTTCGGACGGCCATGTCATGCAGATAGCCCAGTGTTCGCCGTTGCCTGCCATCCAGCGCAACGAGAGTCCCGAGTGGATCGCCGTGAGCCGCCGCGACACTTCCGGCGACGGCTCAGGACGACCTAACGCATTGAGCAGGGTAACCCCGCTCACGCCTGCACCAGCAGCTCGACGTTCACCATGAGATCGACGGCTGCCGTCGTCACGGTGTTGTTGGTCGTCACGGCAAAGCGCACCGTGTCGCCCGCGTCCAGCGTCTTCTGCGCGTCCGTCAGCGTAGAAAGCAGGGCGACCGCCGTGCCTTCATGCGCCGTCAGCGCCTCCAGATCGACGTTGCCCGTCAACGGCACCGCCGTGTTTTCCGACGCATCGTACTTCTGCAACACGCCGAGGATCGTCCCGCTGGTGGATGCCGGAACCGTGGCCGCTGACACGACGGCCCGATTGATCTGGCACACAGCCGGATGGCTCCCGAAGTTGTAGATCGTCGTGGTGGTGTTGCCAATCGCCGCATCACAGCGACCAACCATCAGGTTGGGTAGCGTCCCAAACCGTCCCGGCGTTGGCGCAAAAATGTTGCCTACGCTCATGCGAGTCTCCGTTCAGAGGAAACGTGTGTGGGGATGGCTGTCATTAGCCACCCCCATCACGTTATCAGATGTGCGAGTAACGCACCGTGTCGGTGTAGTTGATGATCGAACCATGCGCGTTACGAGCGAGGCAGGCGAGGTTGCCGTACCAGCCGTAGGTCGTCTCGAACGCATCGCGGCCCTGCAACCAACGCCACGGACCCGCGCCCTCGAACTCCACGAAGCCCCAGTCCTTCGCATCCACCCACGCGAGCGAGGGGATATGGAGGAGATAGATCGTGCCAGCCGGAACGTAGTAGTCCGTCACGCACGGAATGCCGCACACTTCAATGGCCTTGTAACCGCCCTTGATCGTGGTGGCAAACTCGCCCGCCGTGAAGCGGCGCTGGCCGACCATCGACTCCATGAGCTTCTTGGCCACGCCCGGAGTCGTGAGCATCAGGAAGTCCTTCGGACGGGTCATCGCGTCCTTGCCGCTACGGCCCGCGATGCGCTGGATCAGATCCCAGATGTCCGACTCAGTCGGCTGGTTCACATCCGGCGTATCCGTGCCCGCCACCATGCGCGTGGCATCCCAGATCGAATAGGTGGCCGCATCAATGCCGTGCAGCGAGGTGTAGCTGTTGCTGCGGTTCGTGATGTTGACCAGCCCGTTCATCGCAAACGTAAACGAGGTATCCGACTCGGTCGCCTTCACGATCTTGTCGCTCGCCGCCACCGTCGCAAAGCCGGTAATGCCCGCGCCAGCCAGCGTCAGCGTAGCGGTATCACCGCTCACGGCAATGCTGGAAATCTTCGCACGACCCAGCACGGCGTTCGCCGCTGACGTGTCCAGCACCGCGATAAAGTCGCCAACCGAGAGGAGCAGGTTGCCCTGACCCGCTCCGGCAATGCCGTAGGGCGAGATGGCGACCAGCGTGTTGGCGTTGGCCATCACGCCGCTGGACAGGGCGACCACGCCGTCCGGCTTGTTGTGGAGCGCCTGCTGCATCAGGATCGTAGACGCTTCCTTGATTTCCTCCATCGTCTTCTTAGCGATGGTCGTAAAGGCCGCGTCCTTGCTCTGGGTGCCGACAAACGCGAGGCCGTCTACCTGACGGGTCGTGTACGCACGAACGACCGCAGCGCGACCCTGCACTTCCTGTGCAGTCGTGTCGGGCGGGAAGTAGCCAAGCTGCGAGAACGTTGCGCCAGACGGGCGTCCGACGACCACGTCAAAGAACACATCGTTGCCACCCCAGCGCATGTTGCGCGGGCCACCGGCACGGCCCTTGTCGAGCTGGGCAAGGAGGGGGGTGACGAGATTCTGGACCTTCTCACGGAACTGGCTGTAGACGTTCTTCAGCAGCCCCGTCAGTTCGCTGTCGGTAATGATTGTTGGAGCGGGCATGTTGGCCTCGAAATGTTAGGTACGGATGGACGAAAGGATTGAGCTTAACGCGCTATCCACGGCATCATCGACGGTCGCCGGTTTGGCAGCCGCTTTCGGTCGGTCTTGCGTCGTCACCGTCGAACCGACCGGCTTCAACTTCTGCCCGACCATGCGCTTGGCCTTCTGCGCTTCGACCTGTGCCCGTTCCAGTTCAGCGTTGGCCTTCGCGGCCTGCACTGGCTGAGATCGCCGGACATGGGCCGCTTGCGCCCACAACGCGAGATCCTCGACGATGTACTTGCGGATGGCGTCATAGCGTGACGGGGAGACATAGGGGACCCCATTCGGGGCCACTTCCGCGTGCGCCTGTAAGGCCATCTCGATTTTGGCTTCCAGTTCCTCAACGGAGACCGTGGGCAGTGCATCCGTAATCATGCGGATGGCTGGCACGACTTCGTTGTCATAGAACCGCTCGCCACTCTGACTAATAGTCTGCATTTCGTGCTGCACACGCAAGTTCGCAATCTCTTGCTCGGCGCGTTCAGCCCGACGTTCGGGTGAGGTTTCCGCGAGGTAGGCTTCGTACACCCGCTCGCGGTACTCTTCGTCTGACAAGAGGCGTTCCATCTGCGCTTCGCGCTCGGCCAACGCCTGCTCGTACTGCGTGATCTGCTGCTGCACTTCCGTCTGGAGCTTCTGCTCGCGCTCTTGATTGTAGACGCCCCACTGCGCCAGCTTGACGACCTGATCCAACCGGTCCTGCCGGACCTTGCCGTTGGCCTTGTACTCGACGATCAGCGCCGGGACTTCGACTTCCCCATGCTCGTCGCGCAGGGTGAACTCGGTCGCCAGTCCTTCGCTGACGGACGGCACGGCGACAAAGCCGTCAGGCAACACCACCTCAGACGGGGCTTCGTCGTCAGCCGTCTCGTCTACGGGCGCTTCTGCCTCATCCGCCACTGGCGCATCAGCGACTTCCTCTGGCGCATCCGGCTCTTCAGCGACAGGGGCCTCAGGGGTCGGCTCAGGGGGTGACACCTCGGGCGCAGGCATGGCGGCTGAGACGGCGTCATTGATGGCGTCCGAGATATCGACAACGGGAGCAGGCATCACAACTCCTTATTGCTGGCGAGACAGTATATCGGCCTGCCGTGCGGCAGCCTCCTCGTCAGGGACGCCAGCCAATGCCTGTTGCATCAGCGGGGCGACTCCAATCGGGGGGTTACTGGCGGCGAGCGGTAGCTGACTCGGTGGCATGGATGGCACACTGGCTGCGGCGGGTCCGCTTTGGGGGCCAGCCCCCGGCGCAGGCGGAGCGCCCGGAGGCATCCCGCCCTGCTTCTGCATCGCTTGATTGGCCAAGGCGGTCCACCGTTCTTGGGCCATCGCGATAATCTGTGGGTCGAGGTCATCCTGAAGCAGGATCTCCCGCTCCAGCACGTCCTGATGGATCGCTTCGTTGTCCTGCCACCGGACTTCCGGCACGGGGGTGCCCATGCGGATCGCATCGGCCACGCGCTTGGCACGGGCTTCCTGATCCTCGTCCGGAGACTGGATATCCTTTGCCATCGCAAACATCTGGCGACGGCGGTATTCCTTGAGGTCGATGACGCCGGTCTGGAGCCAGTTGTCCAGCAAGTACAGGCGGAACGCCATCGGCATCGGCATCATGGACGCCGGTTCGACGCGGACATCGCTCTGCCCGTCAAAGTCGCTGGCACTGATGGCGCGGGCGAGATCAGGACGGCCCTTGCCGACTGCGCCAAGCGAGCGGGGGACATCGTAGCCCCACGCCATCCCAGCCAGCGTCACCTTGGCCCAGTCCGTAAACGCCATCGCCATCGCGGCAATGACCGGCGAGAAGACGCGCTCCAACTGCTCACGGGTGGCAATGATAGCCCGACCCGATTCGCCCGTGGTCTGGCCACGGCTGATCTGGTTCCAGCCGCTCGCGTTCTCGAACGCCTGCCGTTCCAGCGCCAACGCTTCCTTCACATCCGCGCCGACGCTAAACCCCTGCACCGGCTGGATGGACTCGCCCATGCTGCCTGCGCCACGGACTTCGATCATGGAGGTCACGCCGCCCATGAACGTCTCGGTGGCAATCGCGTTGGGGCGCGTCAGGAAGCGGCCACCCGCGTTGACGCGGATGTTCTCGACCCACTTGGACAGCAGCGCATTGACGCGCATCTGGTGGTCGATCCACTGCTCCATGATCGGGCGGGGGTAGTACGACGGGTCACTGGACCCATCCCGCACATCCACCACGGGGATCACACCCCAAAGCAATGGGGCAGGGCCAAACACCACTTCGTTCCCCACCACGACCATCTGCAAGCCTTCCGGCAGCACATCGGCGTGGGGGGCGAGGTAGACCGTGAACCGCTCGGTCACATCCTCATTGCGGAGGCGCTGCCCTTCGCCAATCGTCGTCTGCGTCAGCACCCATGCGCCAATGCCTTCCGCGCCGGAATAGGTCGGACTGTTGCCCGTGGTCAGCGACATGTCGGCGGCATCCAGCCCCGACACGCCGTAGCGGTACGCGGCTTCCTGACGGGAGATCACCTCCCGGATGACGACCCAATTCGGCTTTTGACTGGCCGTGGCGTTGGGCGACACGCGCACCTGTTCGACGCGCAGCGTTTGACAGCCGATGTCGCCGAGCGGCTTCTTCTGGCCGGGGCGCTCACCCAACCGCTCATCCCACGGACCACGATCCGAGTCCCAGTACAAGTGCCAGAACGAGACGCCATCGGTCTGCGACCAGAACGCGGCTTCGCGGGCAATGCGGATCATCTGGAGCTGCTCGTACTGGTACTCCAGCGCCAACTGCTGCGCCTGCGCCTTGCGCTTGTCGTCCGGGTCGTTGGTCGTCGGCGTGACGGCAAACCCCGGCTTCTGGTCCATCATGATCTGGAGCCGCTGATCCAGCGCCTTGTCCGTCATGTTGTAGACCACGCGGGCCGCATCCCGAGGACGGGACGGCTCACGCCACGGCCCCAACCCCTGCGCCGAAATCCACTGCTGGC